AAATAACAATATTCAAACCTGGAATGTCTGCCATAGTTTTTAACCGCGCGTCGGGCTCAATTCTATCAAAAATTCGCTCAATTTCACGTACGAGTGATTTACCGTCATCAAGACCCCACGTTGTCGTAATCGATAATAAGTTTGTCACATCCATATCCCGAAATTTCGTATAATCTATTTCACGAACGATTTCATTGAGTCTATTTGCGGATTGACTGACCGCAAGAAGTGATGCGATTAGTGCGCCAGCAGATGTACCCCAGTATTCACGAACATTCTTAAGTCGCCCCTGTTTTTCTAATTCTATGAGCGTGTGGACAAATACGATACATCGTGTACCGCCACCACAAAATACAAGACGTGCTGGATTCATGCCTTACATTTTTATAATTAGCCTAAAGTTTAGACTTAGGGAATATGTATGAAATTACAGTAATCATGGCATCCGTCTTTCGTCTGAATAAACCTATTGAACCACACATATTTGATTTCCGATGGGAAGAGTATGAAACTACATGGTTTTATTCGTGGGGAACAACAATTATGGTTCTTACGACAATGATGATACTCTATATTATGTGTATTGTATGGCGATTTTCGATACTTAGGGTTCGTCCAGAATAATAACAATAATAACAATAATCACAATAATCACAGTCATCACAGTCGCTGCGGACTATTCTAGCGAAATAATTTCGCACCTATAAGAACAAGAAAGCGATACAATGTCGTCTTTAGTTCCACCGAATCTTAATCCGTCATCGTTGTACAAAGAAGAAGCGAAACGCGACGCAACACGTATTCGTATCTACAATAATGTACTTACAGCGATTTATACGCGTGTCAAAGCCGTTGCGCGAATACCAGGAAATGAAAAGTCCTTATGGTATGTAGTTCCCGAATTTATTCCTGGAACACCACGCTTTGATATTGGCGATGCGATTTTATATATTGTTTGGAATTTACGAAATACAGGATACACCGTTAATTATACCTATCCGAACTTATTATTTATTTCTTGGAAAGCACATGACGAATATTATAGAACTGTGGATAGTCCATGGAGTCAAGTATTAAATGCGGCGAAGCATCATCCGGTTGTATCTACACATTCACCGATTTTGAGACCACAATCCGCAACGACAACCCCTATTGAAATACAAAAGCGTAAAACACCGTTGAAAAAAACCGTAGAATTCAAACCTTCGAACGAATTCATTCCGAATACATCCTTAACGACGAATCCAAGTATTGTAAGTTCGTTGTATTCATCGTACGATACGAATAGGACACCTGGAAAACATATATCGTTTGTGTAATGAAATGACCGTTGGAAAAAAAAGAGCCATTGTAGAATGTTTCAAAATACGGCATTTTTCGGTGGATCATTTTCCCCTCCGACACGTATGCATATAACGGTAGCCATTGAAATCGCGAAAACATTAGTTTTATATACACATGAAAAAACACCAGGTGAATTATCGTGTGTAAAGATTGTACCTGTATCACCTGCGTATAATAAAGCATCCGTGAGACCGGATTGTATAGCACATCATTATCGTAAAGATTTAGTAGTAGCCTTTGTACAAGCCGTCATAGCTGAGGTTGTGGCGAATCCATTTCCAGGTGCTGACCGCGTACGATTTGAATTAGGATTGTGGGAAATGGAATCACCCACTGCGGTACATACGTGCGATAGTTTAAAAGAGTTCCGAGCCTTTACAAAAGGCGACATTTTTATCGCGCAAGGGGAGGATAATATCAAAGAGTTGTTTCGAGGAACATGGAAACAGTGTGACGAATTACTACGCGACTATAAGTTTATTGTATTTCCTAGAGGTGATGCTATGGGTACAGTACGACAACGTCTGAGTGACGCACTCGGTGAGAATAAAAATTTCAATAAAGTTGGATTATCGCGCGCTGATATTATACGTAAAGTCTTTTCTATATCTAGTTCATTTAGCGACGATGTATCGTCATCGCGAGTACGTGCGTTATTACAGACATTACAAGCTAGATTACCAGAAGACCGTTTGAAAGAAGTCTTCAGAGGATTCCAGACAGCACAACGGCAACTACGGGATATATTCCGAACACTTACACCCGAAGTTATCCATGAATTGAGTTTTAAAGGCAGCCTGCTGGGCGTTGAACGAACAGAGGGAACCAATCGTGTGAAAGAGTATAAAAATTACGTAAAAACGCTGCCTCCTATACCAGGAATTGAAGTTATGCTTCCGCGTAATGAATGTGTAGTATTGTATGATACTGTTTATCAAAATCAGGATACTATACGAGAACTACTTGATAGTTGCCATCCCATCGTATTTGATACATTGTGTTATGTCATGAGCGCAGCCCCGACATCCTATAGCCGTGTTTGCGAAGGTGCTGCGCGTGGAGGTGCACGACGTTCGAGAAAGATATTTAGAAAACGTAAGCAAACTTTGCGAAAAACCTAATACTTTATAGAGATGTCATGTATTTATGGAAAGGTACAAAGTAGTAGCAGACGATTACAAGATTTAGCAACGCATCTGAGTGAAGAACCAGCACAAGGTGAAGAAGAAAGAAACATGGGTGGGTACTTAGAACGTAAAATTTCAGAAATAGAGAGTACTATAACTGCGGCAAAGTTACATCTTACAAATTTTTTAGAATTACTAAACTTAGCAAAAACAACGGATCCAACTATAGAAGAACTAACAGAGGAAATTAAAGCTCTTGAGGAGCTCAAAGAAGAGCATGTAAAGTTTATGTCTTTTTATAACGAACACGTTTCACCGAATATGAATATGACTGAAAATGCTAGGACGTATGAAATTAGAAAATTAGAAGAAGAAGAAAAAAACATATTTCGTGGCGAAATAACAAATGGTCCTTGGGCACGACAACGCATGCTGGATATAAGGAAACAAATTATGGACGGTGCTAAAAGTGTTGTTTCACAAATAAAAGCAAGACGGGCATATTTAATAGCAAAAAAAGTAGTAATATGCGCAAAAGTAATAAAAACAGCAATTTTAAGCGGAAGAAAGGCGGGTGCTTGTGAAGGTTCTTCAAATCCGTCATATCGTTCTGGTTCTGGTGCTGGTTCTTACGATGGTATGTCTGCTTCTACTGCTTCTACTGCTTCTACTGCTTCCACTACGACTCCAAATATATGTAGCAAATGTGGTAAAACTGGCTCAAAACCGTTTCCTGCATGTGGGCGTTGTGGTAAAGTTAAATACTGTTCTAAAGAATGTCAAAAGCAAGATTGGGCGAAACATAAAAGCATTTGTATTAAACCTGCTCCAGTGCTTTCGAGCGCTCCGAATGCTGAATCAGCCGCCATTGCGCCTATATGGTTAAGGGCTAATAAAGCGCCTTTGGTATCCAAACCTAGGAATAATGCAAATGAAGCAGGAGTTAAAAGCAAAAGAAGCAAAAGAAGCAAAAGAAGCAAAAGAAGCAAAAGAAGCAAAAGAAGCAAAAGAAGCAAAAGAAGCAAACGTAGTACAAGAAAATTTAGACAAAGTAAATAATCAAAACTAACAGCAATCTATATGCCGAGTTTTACAGTAGTTCCTTTCTTCGGTGTTAAAGGCGGGTTATCTACTGGATAAATTCTATAAACAACCATATCATTGTGTGGTTTTTGAATATTTTTTAAATGTGTATTACCACTCGACGATAAAATATGTGTTTTTCTTGTATCGCCACATGAAAAACACAAACCCATTCTAACATGTTCGCACAATTTTAATTTACACATAAAGTAAAGGGGATATCTCCCCTTTCGTCGCTGCGCACTTCGTAATCGCGACTAGGGTTGGATAACTCCAATTATTACTATATGAAACAACAATAAAATTACTATTATAAACAGAAATTTTATTCTTGTTTACACCATTTTTTTGCCATGTAAAATGGCAAAAGGTGTATAATATGTCAATTATACAAATCTGGATTCATGGATTCCTTTGGCAATGCGTAGTTGGGAACTGCGCTAAGGTTAAAGAAAGTTGTTGGTCTAAAATAGTGCAAACCAAAAAATCTAGAATGTCTGCAGACAATGTAAAAATAAATGTTGTGGCATACGATGGTCAATGGGCAATATCAGACGCAAATAATCAGAAAGATGATGTTGGAAGCACAGCAGTTACAATAGACCCTTCTACGCAAACTGATGTTACAGAAACAACAAAAGCAAATGAAGAACCTGTAAATACTAAACCTTTTTTGAAAATAGAAGATACTGTCGCATCAGTAACTAAACTTACAGAAGAAGCAGAAGAAGCAGAAGAAGCAGAAGAAGCAGAAGAAGCAGAAGAAGCAGAAGAAGCAGAAGAAGCAGCAGAAGCAATCGCAGCAATCGCAGCAATCGCAGCAAAATCAAAACTACAAAAAACAGAAGACGAAGAACCCGATGACGATGAAAAACCTACACATTTTTTGTATAAAGAAGTGGAAGATGCGATTGCGAATTCCTACAATCCAACCGAATCGAATAATTCAACAATATGTGATATTATAGCGATTTATATCAAGGGTCAGAAAATTCTATACACCGAAGCAAAAACGCACTGTGAACAAAAATTAACGTTTCTAATGCTTCCTGCGATTCTTATAACGGTAGTTTGTAGTGTTTTAGGATTAGTTCTGAAAGACATAACATACGGAACAACGATAACAAGTAGTTTGAATGGTGTAAATGCGTTTATTTTAGCACTGATAAGTTATTTGAAGTTGGATACCCGTGCGGAAGCTCATCGTACATCTGCGTACAAATTTGATAAACTTCAATCATCCATGGAATTTACATCAGGTAAGGTTTTATTTATGAGTAAATTATCAAAGAATTTAGGGCAAATTATCGAAGATACTGAAAAGATTGTTCACGAAATTAAAGAAACAAATCAATTTGTTCTTCCCGAAGCGATTCGTTACAATTATCCAAAATTGTCCAATATAAACGTTTTTTCAGAGGTCAAGAAGATACAAAATAGAGAAATGCGCGTTACCAATGAACTCAAAGATTTATACAACGAGAAAGAGCTTATTGAATATCGCATGAGATTAACGGTAAGTTCGGATGACAAGAAATTAAACGAAATTAAAGAGAAAATACAGCGAAAAACAGAAGAGATAATTCGTATGAAAGATAGGTATTTGGAGATTGATAGTTCATTTCAAGAGGAGATGAACGCAAATATGCAAAAATATTCAAAACGGTTTCAGTTATGTGGGTGTCTCAAAGTCTAGAAAACATTTAGGTTAAATAGAAAGAAAATGTCGGCAGGAATCCCGAAAACGGCTATATTTTTTGATAACAATATAGAACATGTTGAGACTGTTCGAGCAGATGGTCCTAATATAGAATGTGTGCTCATAGATGAAACACATGCTGTCCCGGACGTGAATATGACAACTTTAGTTCATGCCCTTCCTGATATGGTTGGGAATCCGTATTATGAATTTATTCGTGTTATACAACATGGCAGAGATGCGTATGATGCCGTATCAGGAATTCAAGAAGGTACACTTCGTACATATTTTGGAGGGTTGTTTGGAGGAGCAGTCGCAGCAGCAGGAGCAGGACACAGAGGAACAAGCGCACCAGCAAGAAAACGGGCTGTACACAACATAGAATACGGAGGAAGCGGAACGAGTATTAGTTCGAATGTTGTGCAAGCAGCACGACAGTACGAAACTATAATTTTAGATTGGGATAGAACACTTACGATGTTTGAGGGTGTTCTCATTTATAATACAACTTTTGCGAATGACGGTTATTTACGTGGTATACACGCACTGTTACGTTCAAAAGGTCATCCGGGAATTCCAGGACATATGGCACCTGTTTCAAGAGAGGATATGCTTGTTTATCTATTTGGAGGAAGAGCCAGACTCGAAATGTTACGAAATTGGTTGTTTAGAATGATAGACGAAGGAAAGAGAATTGTCATTGTAACAAATAATACTACTGCTGGACATGCGTTTCCGTTTCGTAATGGATTTATAGAACTCGTTCGTGGGTTTTTACCTGGTGTTACAACTGAATATAGAAGTGTGAACCCTGCTGATCCTGATATTGAACTAAGAGCACCAATGCCACTCACGGATACGTTAACAATTCTTTGTTCAGCGGACTATGGTGCTAATAAAGCAGTAACATTAGAAGCAAATATAACAGGTTTTTGCGTTGGTGCTATGGCTCGCGCTGCAGCCGGCGCAGCTGTAGCAGGAGGAGGCGCAGCAGCTGTACCTGTAGCAGGAGGAGGCGCAGCAGCTGTACCAGTAGCAGGACCAGTAGCAGGACCAGCAGCAGGACCAGTGGCAGGTGCGTACTCAAATGCCAGAAAACGTAAACGTAAAACTAGGCGTTTCGCTCGTAAGGCTCGTAACGCTCGTATGACGCGTTATAAAGCACGTAAATGAATTTGAAATTTATAAATATACAAATAAATCACATTTATTTGTATAGAAAACTACGAACTAACCATGGGTACCAATACGAAAACCACCCATCGCACCATTTGCGGTAGCGTACAAAATGGATGCTTGCGTACCCTGTTTTACAACGAGGTCTAGAATTAATAAGAGAAATAAACCGCCCAAAATAAACAATATGATTTCAAGATGATTGGATTCTGTACGTCCGGCGTCCATATCTTCCATTTTAGAAAACATAGAATCCAGTTTCTTTTGTAGTTCATCAATACGTGATTCGGCAGCCCGTTCCGCCCCACGTAAATTCAAACCACCTTGTGATTCCGGAACATTACGCCACAGAGTAGCAGCACCATCGAGCCATGGCGAGGGAACAAGGGGAACTTCGGCATCTTTCCGTGGCAAGCGCTCTTTTATCCAATCAGGAGCCGATGAAGTATTAAACACCTTTGTCCAATCGGGTTCTAAAGTATATACATTCGTATCTTTCACATCGACGGACGGATGTGGGAAATATTCGGATGCCTCTGATGAATCCGACGCATCCGACGCATTTAACATCAAACTTTCGCTTGTGGACGTTTTGTGTTCGGTTGGTGCACCGCCTAATAATTCAGCAGGAGGTAAGCGACGGTGTGCGGGTCTATCAGGTTCTATAACTTCGGGTTCGGGTGGCGGTAATAGATTTTTACGTTTCTTTTTTCGTTTTCGTTCAAGGTCCTCGGGAAAAGCCCGGGATTCTGTGAACGGATTAAATGCTTCTTCTAATGAGCACATGGCTCTCCCTATGGGATGACACGAAAACAAAATTATCTTTTTCTATCGTATGCGTTTTTTGTAGTATCCCATCATAAGGTATGACACCAGATAAACTGATAATGATAGGGCTCTTTACAGCTGCTTTAGTCATTACTGTATATGGATGGATGGATAGACTACGTGGAACAAACTCTGCTATTTCAGAAGCATTTGACGACATGATTACAACAGAGGATGTTGCAAGACTTGCGAAAGCGAATGAAACGGACCCAACTGATTTAGACGCAGTCAAAGCACACCAAACTCTATTAAGATATATTCGTAACGATTTTTCAAAAGGAGTAAAATTTGTAATGGATTTTGGTAAGCGATTTTATGGTAATAATTTGAAATTACGTGACGATTTAGATGTTCGTACGCTTATGGAAAAATATCAGAGTCCTTTACAAACTTTATAACATACTCCAAGAATAGAGGTAGAATGAATACGCCGTTATGGTATCCACCAATTGAAGTGAAATGGGCAGCAACACTCTTTCTTGTATTCGCGGGCGCTGTAGCAAATAAGATAGGTCCAGATATCCGTAGTCAATTTACAAATCCGTTAGGGTTTTTCATAACTGCTTTGTTAGGTTTTGCGATTTTTGAATACGGTTATCCTCCGTTAGCATTTGCAATATTCTTCTTTTTATTATCCATATGGGCAGTTCAACAATCAAAGCAAGCCGAGGGTTTTTTAGTTGCGACGAATGCGGTGGATTGGGTAACAAACTCAAAACGCTGGTTTGTTGAAAAAGTCCTACGAGAAAGACCTCTGGGAATTCAAGAACGGGATGTGAATACGTATCCTGTTCAAGGATCCAGTCCACAATCAGGAACATCGGCTGGCAATACATAATTATAATTGACCACAATAAGAGAAGTTCCCGGAAATGCAGGAAATGGAAGTTGAATCAGTCGCAACCGTTTTATTCATGGTCTTAATACTCTTTTTCTCTTTGGATTTTAATAAAATATACGGCAGCGGGTTTCATGATTTAGCTAGACATCCTTTTGCGCGATTTCTAATGGGACTGTGTGTCGTTGGATTAGCGAATGAAAACCCAAAACTCGCTATGCTTGCGTTTATTTTAGTGTTTTTTTGGATTGCGGATGTCAATCTTCTGTCGTCATTTTCTTTATAAAGAATAAGGAACCAATGCCGAGTCGGAAACAAAAACGTATATCTGTAGGCGGTCTTACAATAATACCGGCTTCAGGCACAACTTTACCGAATACGCAACCAGCACCACATTCTATAGTACAAGGTGTTCCTCAGGGTACTACGCAAGCACAGCCGCAAGCACAACCGCAAGCACAGCCGCAAGCAATGAAAGCACCGCAGGTTGGACCGTTTGGTGTTCCTCAACCACCTATACAAGTAGGCGGTATGGATCCGTTCAGTAGCGTAATTATGTCTATAAATTCTAATCCGTATATTATCGGTGTGTTTATGTTATTATTAAACTTAGGCGGTCGTTTCTTATCATTAGAATTAACAAAGAAACAAGAAGCGTTTTTACAAGCGTCTTGGATTCGTCCAATTATATTTATGACCGTTGTATTTATGGCAACCCGTAATATCGTTGTAGCCTTTTGGTTGACCACATTGTTCTTTTTTATTATTTGGGTTGTTGCGAACGAACATAGTTCATTTTGTTTAATACCTGAATGGTGTAATAAGGCACATGAGGAAGAGAAAACGAATTATATGAAAAATATTCAGCGTATGTTTCAATAACCTCGTTAAACTTTATTACAACTCTACACAATAGATGAATACTAACAATAATTCGGCAAGACCACTTATAAATCGCGGAGGGTTATATTTAATATCACCAGGTTCTTCACCTATGAATAGTGAGCCGAATAACCACAACGAAACTATTATAATTGAGAGTTCTCATAAACAACCGGATGGTTCATTTATCAGAGCACATAATGTTCCAGACGATAAACAATATCGTTTTCCGAACGAAACATTATTTTTAAAGTACATTGAAACCACTAAATTGAATATGCCAATTGCGTTATCTGATATTTCGCGTATTTATGCTATTCCTCCACATTATATTTTGAAAGTTATTAAACCATCCGAATTAACATTCGATTTATACAGAAACGAACTAGAAAGTCTGTTAGCCTTATCCTCCTCACGTTATGTTACCGAATTACACGCATCGGCATTTTACAAGACTGATACAGGATATTTTCTTTTCCGAATCACAGAAGGGCGTACACTATCACGTTTTTTAGAAGAGAAACCAAGCGCAATAGAGAAATTACGTGTCTTTACAACTATTGTACACGCATTAAATGATATTCATCGGCGTGGATACACACATCGTGATATAAAACCGACGAATATATGGATTCCCTATAATCGCGATGAGTCAATTTATCTTTTTGATTTTAGCATATCTGCGCGAACAGGTTCACCGAATCCAAGAACACATACTCGTGGATACGCAGCGCCATGGTTATCCTCATCGGATACTGTAACAGAAGACATAGATTATTACGCAATGGGGAAAATAATTCGTGAAAATCCAATTTCCGACGAATCAGTTCATTTTGCTAATTTTCTTCAAACACAAGGAATCAATCATGAGATTGTAAGAAGTTCAGGTTTTGTATTACGAGGTGGAAAACGCTCAAACGTTCAGCGTAAGCGTAGCACCCGTCGGTTGCGTCGTCGTCGCCTTACGACGGCGTGAAACACCTGCGCGTCGCATAGTTTCAGTAGTCATACCGCTACCGACACTATTCACTTCATCCGCATCTATACCACCAATTGACGTACTTACGGGCGGTACGGAGCGTGATGGCGGCGATTCACCCGCAGCGTTCAGGGTGCGTAGGATATCATCAACACCCGATGGTCCGCGCATTTCGCGCCGAATTGTCACTCCACCACGAGGGTCCATGTTTGGAATCGGTGCACCAATACCTGAACCCATGGGTGGTGTTGTGAACATTCCTTGTTCATCCATCGGTTGCGATTCTTCGTACTGTTGTCGCATGGGTTGTGGTGGTGCCGCACTTCGCATCGGTGGTGCTTCACCGCCACGATTTCCCGATGACATACCCATACTTACAAAGTTAGCGAATCCGGGACCGACTGCGTGTTCCGCAGCGGCTTTTGCCATCTGTTTTGCAAGTTCAGGGTTCTTTCGCAGAATATCGTCCATACCCGGCATACGCGATTTGAACATAGTATTTGTAACGTGACACATTGCTGCTGAGAGCCCGAGGGACATAATAAGACGGACTTCGGGTGCGACCTTGCTCTTATCCTTGTATTTATCGTAAAGTTCCTCAAAGATTTCGTCGTAATCTTCGATGTTCTCATTGACTTGTTCTGACCAACCGTCGAGTGCTACACCTAGAGGATCGTAACGAGAATTTAAAAATTCCATACCACTTGTGACAGTTGTAAGCATAGAGCGTTGGAAACGAATTGAGGCTTCAAGACCTTTAGAATCCTTACGTTTCGCAAGTTCAGCGTTGATTTCGTCTAAACTATTCGCTGCGGTCATTTTCGTACCCGTAACTCCTTTACGATCCATACGTTCGAGTAGCGTAAGTCCTTCGGTTTTCTTTGCGGATTCTTGTTCGGGCGTTAAATAAGCACGATACGCGGGCGCATCGCTTGTGACAGCACCTTGTTCGGATTGTGCAGCACCAGAACCAGAACCAGAACCAGAACCAGAACCAGAACCAGCACCACCGGAAAACCAAGAACGAAATCCACCCGCATTCGTATCACTCGTGGTTGTACTTGATCCTGCTCCTGCTCCTGTCAAACTCGAGAACCAACTTTTCGCTGGCGGTGCGCTAGCTGTACCTGAAGAAGTCGTTCCTGAAAAAGCAGTCGCAGTCGCAGTCGCAGAAGAACCAGAACCAGAACCAGAACCAGTCGCAGGAGGAGAGTTATAAAAATTATTACCACTTGTTTGAGGTCCGGAATTGAGGGTCAATGAAGGTTCGGATGATAGTTTCATGGGTGCCGATGTATCGCGTAAAATACGTATGGTATCACCGGACCCATTATTGACCGGAGGCTTCACATCAAATGTAACTTGGGTATCTTCAAGATTGACGAATTCAATATCATTTTGTGCGGGAGCATCAAGCCGGGTAGGCGTGCCGCCAAGTTTTCGTTGATTCCCCAGCAGTCCAAGGTCAAAATCATCAAGGTTGCTGATTTCGATTGAGTTACCAAAGTCTTGTACGGCGGATATTTCGGGCATAGAACTTACATTGTCAATCCGAATTGTTGGTCCAGACATCCTTCTATCTTTTAATTGCTATCAGTCCGTTTTAGGACAAGAAACGCAGGGTCTAATTTCGTAGCGCCATTAAAAAAGCATCGGCTAAATCACTTTTCTTACTTCGAGCATTAAAAAATGCTAACCAATCCGTTACAGCATGTTTCGTAAGAATATCAATAACATCACTCTCTGCTGTTTTCTTGCGTGCACGATACGCTGCGCCTTCAGCAACTGTATTCGGGATAGTATTTCCAGATACATCGACTGCTAGAGGCATAACGGGAATAACAGTACCCTTCGATTTTACACCGGCGTGCACAAACTCAATACGTCCTGTCCATGCGTGTTCTCTAGCCAATCGATGCGATAATAAGGTAAATAATATCATTTGTACGGATTTCATAGTCGGTCCTTTCATAACCGGCTGATTTTCCAAGCGAATCAGAGTCGCAGACGCAAATGTAGGAAGTACAGAATCTAACCACGTATCCATTGCGGTCAAAATTGTTGTCATGGATGCATCCATAGTTTTTGCACATTTCCAAGGAACTAAATACTGAGAATGTGCCCACGTAATACAATCCTCTTTTTTCCATTTTTTAGCGCCTTCAACACCCTTCGTTACCGCTAATTCTTTGATAGGTTTCACAGAAAGACCGCAAGGAAGTGTAGGAAGTGTAGGTTTTTCTGTCGCATCTTTACGACGACGAATTCCGGTTCCACAGCCTTTACACCATTTTTTAGAATCCATTATGGAAATATATTTGGCAGGTGATTTACATGCGCAACACTTTTTCGCATCTTGTGAAGATGTACCGCCTTCCAATAAATCAATATTATTCCACCCCATAATAGACCACGATGTGGTCGTAGTATGACGTAGTAAGCAATACGCAAGATTACGTATGCCCATATCAAAACCTAAGTGAACCGTTGTCATTGTTTGTTATGTTCATAGATGATTATTTAGACTGACCGGAAATCAATTATGATGGAATTCGCAAAGTCGTACGAATATTTCGGATTATCGCATCTGAATTATTACTAAACTGCTCTGCGTACGCCCTCATGAGAAGTCGCGGATTCTCGCCTCTTGCGACATCGTACGCAAAAAATCCCCCTTTTACGATCGTAAAAAACATAACAAAGATATAAAAAATCACAAAGGACGGTATAATAAAAGACAAAATAGCAATAACTGCGGTTTCACCAAAATCGCTAAATTGTTCGTTTGAATCTTTATTCATTCTATTGGGTACAAATTATAATTGTCGTGTCTAAAGTAAAGGGGATATCTTCCCCTTTCGTCGATACTACGTAGTGCGCAGCGCTACGCAGTGCCACTACGCAGTGCCACTACGCAGTGCCACTACGCAGTGCCACTACGCAGTGCCACTACGCAGTGCCAAAGGAATCCATGAATACAGATTTTTATAATATACATATTATAAACAAGAATTACATTTCTGTTTATAATACTCGTTCATATAGTATAAATTGGAGCTATCCAACCCTAGTCGTGTCTCACAATGTAAGACCACCCTTTGGATTGTCTTACATTTAAATTTTGTTTTACACCGTTTGCCATTTACACCTTTTCTCATGTAAAACGCCCATAAATTCAACATTTTTTTCTTGTCAACAATCCGTAATTATTTATCGTTTGTTCTAAAATGCCAATATTACTTATGATTTCATTATGAACAGTTATACCTTTTTCAATATGTTCAATATTTACCCTTTGCCATACACACACAAAGTCATTCCACTTATTGCCTAACACATTAAACGTTTCTACTACTTTTACAGGATAAATTGTTTCATTTGATATTTGTTTTCCTGACCAGTATGCTAATGCTTGTCCAGCGTCGGAGTAAAAACGCCAATTATCACCAGGATATTTATGATACGGACCTGATGTAGGTGCATTTATATATATATATCCAGATGGTTTTATCACTCTTGTCATTTCTTTAAATGTTAACCAAAAACAAGGGTCATGTTCAAAACAAGATGTAGACACTATTAAATCAACAGAACCATCTTCAAATGGTAATTTTTCACCTGGTGGTATAACTATATCAACTGATTTGTCAGCTTCCATATCAATACATACGAATTTCATGCCTTTTGTTTCAAAAAAAACACGCAAAGACCCATTTACATTTCGCCCCCCTATATCAATTACTAAACCATGTGGAATTCCATACGATTCTGAAAATGCTTCACCTGATTTTAAGGATGTATAATGCATATTTACATTATTATATTATATTTCCTTTAAATGTAATTTTAACTTTTATATATGGGCGTTTACACCTTTTGCCATTTAGACCGCCGAACATTTCATTTCGGCAGATAAATCAAATCAGTCCTTCCTCTCAAGAGCATCTAGACGCTCCTGAATATTTTTAAGCATATTAAATATAGGTTCAAGAAATGCTACCTTCTCTTGGTCATAGAACCTTGCTAGAGGGATGCTTTTAGAATAGGAATTGCGTTCAATCTGCTTCCTCTTTTCATCAATTATACCCTCAAGTGTCTTCAGTGGAAATGCCTTTTTTTCTGAGGCAATTTCTGAGTCAATACGCTTTTGTTCCTCCAAAGTGGCAAGCCTAATACGCAGTGCGTTAAGTTCCGAATCAAGTTGAGACATTGTTTAATATAAAAACAATAGATTGACGCATTCAATTTTTAATTTATAAAGTGCCGGTTTGAAATGAAAAATGGTGTAAATGAGAAAAGGTGTAAACGCAGATATTTGCCACCCATATATGGGTGGCAAATATGTGGCGATTTCAAGAAAAGCGGTGTAAAATGGCAAACGGTGTAAGGTATCGTCTATCAACGAATTCGTAAAGTTTGACGAATTCCATGTATTAGTTCAGTCGATATGTTCGAAAATCCATTTACGGTGTGAGCCATAGCAAATCTAGGGTGTGTTCCGCTAAGAACAGCGCCTATATAATACAACATATGTCCTATTAATGTACCAATACCAATAGACCAGAGAAAAATCATTAAAATAATAATAAACGCCAAAATCGAAATACCTACAGTTTCACCAATATCCGCAAAGTTTTCTTTTACATATTTTTTTTTCATTCTATTCAAAGTAAATATAATTGTAAAGAATATATGGTCTAAAACCGATTCTTACGCGTGCGATTCTTTGAGCGTCTATGACGTTTTCGCATAGCCGACTTTCCATTCGTCACCGGAGATTTAGATTTTCCATAATCTTCCCGTTTTATCACAGTTTCTTTTAGAAATGCCGCGATACTTTTGTTATATTGACTTGATGGCGGTAAAACATCCATACAATGTTCAGCCAAACAATACCAAATGCTATCTTTCGGCGCTATAGTCTTTATGCTATGAGACAACGCACTTGTCTTATACTTACTTTCATAAAACACCTGAATTTCGCCCGTATCACGTTTCAAAACAAATCGTGTAACGTGGTTTTCTTCGCCGGACTGACCTTCTAAGACAATTTCATCAATATTGTATGTAATACGGCATTCCGAAGGATAACGCCCATAACGCTGTTCAGATGTTTTTTGTATTTTGTTGTTAATAAACTGTACGATATTGGGCAAAAACTCGGCATCAAACACAAATTTCCAGTTAAACATGGAGGGATGAAGTGGATGTGTCATTCTTTTTAGTGATAAGATTAAAAACTTTACACCGGTATTCTTGAAAAAACGGTGTAAAGTCCACAAAGGGTCATATCAAATTAGGGCACTTTCCCTCGGCAGAGCCTCATAAAAGTGCCTATTTGAAATGGCGCTTGGTCAAAAACGCGCTTATACAGTTCGTATAAATTCCCACGACATATCCTCGCAAATCTTTTGCCAAATCTTATCCTGCATATAGAGTTTTTCACGGCTTTTGAGCAATGGAAAACACGGTAAATAATCATCCAATTCTAAAAGTTCACAAAATTTATACAAAACATATGAATAGGATAAAAAATTACTACGTTTCTTCGGGCAGTGTTTTACAAAACTGAATTGAATTTCCTTAAACATAAATCGTAATTTTTCCTCAATTTCACGGGATAGTACAGGCGCAGATATACCGTTTAACCGATTAAGAATATGCGCGACGTGGTCGTAGCAACGATTTAATTTGAGTTTTTTAATAACTTCTTTGAGTTTGGATGGTTTTACCTTACTCATATCTGTAATACGCTCTTTACGAAGTTCTGAACGTATTTGTTCTAAAACCGCGGTCGATATTTCGGTGGTTTCTTTTGCTTGAAATTGTGCTAACCATTCGTTCAAATGGTTAATCTTTTTGTACGCATAATACGACATTTCACGAGGGGGATCTTTATACGATGGCTTTTCGGAATCAATTAAAATACAATCACGATAACCACATCCAGGGCAATCAAGAAATGTTTCATTTAATAACATTTCTTGTTCGCACACAGGGCAACTTCCGTAATCTTCCGCAATACTGGATGCGATTGTATTTTCATACTGTAATCCATCGGGATTTAGGGCACTTAAATAGGTTTCCAACGCCTTATCGCGTTTGAATCCAATATCGTTGGAAATCGCAGAGGCTTTTAAAACGGTTTGTGGTTTTGTATCTTCAGATTTAGTATCTGAATCTGTCGTAAAATAAGAATAAACGCTATTAGCGGGTATGCGTCCTTTTTTAAGTAAACTTGTATCCATTACACGTTCGCCGGTAGCAATACGTTCTTGTGCATCAGTATATGAGAAGAGTACATCACCTACACGTAGAAAATAATCTGATAGAGTTTCACCAGATTCTATTTTGTCTATTTTTTCATCAAGGTTCTTTAACTCCGTTTCAAGTTTTTGATGACTTGTTAAAATGAGAATATCCGATGCGTTATTTATAAGGGATGGTCCATTAAATTCTTTTTCAATATTGCCAAGACGTGTTGCCATACGCTCGCGTTCCTGTTTAAGTTCTTCTAGGAATTCTTGTTCCTTGTGCATTTTTTGTAGTTGATTTGTATGGTAGGATTCTAGAGTTTTAGCGTTTTCTATAGGTTTAGTGTGTTTTTGTATGACTGGTGAATCAGTGGCTACTAAAAGGTCATTTAATGACCCTCGTTCTGATGACATTGTACTACTAATATGTAAGAAGCAAAAAAACTGTTTAGGCTGTGCGAGTTTTATAAATGCGTGCGGGAAATTCTCCCGGACTTGCCCAAATTTTTTTTCTCAACGCTGGATATAAAACATGGGCTCTGGTGGTTTAATGCAACTCGTCGCGTATGGTGCACAAGATATTTACCTGACGGGCAACCCGCAAATTACATTTTTTAAGGTCGTTTACCG